CAGCGGCAGCAGCTTTGGCAGCGGGCTTGGCAGCAGGTGCAGCAGCCGGTTTGGATGCGCCGAAACCACGCTTAGGTGCAGCAGCCTGTGTTGGTGCAGGGGCAGGTGCAGGTTCCTCAACGGGTGGTGCTGCTTTGACAGCGGGCTTCGGCGCAACTGGTGCAGCGGCACGTGCAATCTGGGGCACAGCCACTGGCGTTCTAAGGGTTTCCCCGGTGATCTCTTTGACCTGCTCAGAACCGAACAGACCGTCAACAACTTCTTGCATGTCGGCGTCAAGGAACCCACCGAAGGTGAACTTCAGCTTGGGGAACGACGCATCAGTGTCGAAGGATACACGAGTCTTGACGATCTCAGGCGGGATGCCACGCACGGACAGTTCCTTCTGGTACTGGTTCAAACCCTTGAGTGCAGCGGGTGTGACCGACAGCAGGTAGACCGGGCCGGATGGATCATCAGCCGAGACGACGGCCAGACGCTTGTTGTCCGAACACGCCTTAACTTGTTGTCCGGTGGGTGTCACCTTGGAACCCCACGCATTGTGCGGGCAGCTTGCGCACAGATCGTTCTGCGCATCCTCGGCTTCTGGGTCAGGCGAGACACCATCGAGCGAGTAGCAGTCAGGTGCAGCAGGCTCTGCGTCCTTGTCCCATGCCTTGGCATACCAAGTCTTGGACAGGCGGGGGTTGGCACCGACGATCACCACGTCGAGGGCAGTGGACTCCAGCACAGTTTCAGTGTCGCCTTCCTTGATGCGGAAGCGGCTGGCCTTGATGGAAATCTTGGGGAACGACTGACCAGAGGACAGGCCACCAGTCAAGGCAGCGCCGAGGATAGAGGGGACACCCACACGACTTGCTAGGTGGGCGGGGACTTGGATATTCACGGGTACGATGTTGCTCACTTTGAGACTCCTTGGGTTAGTAAGATGGGTTGGCTTGTTGGGTACCGACAAGGCCAGCGGTTTTGTTTCGGGCGACGACTTTGACTTGCTTGCGCTGATCAGCAAACATGTCTTGCTGCACACCGAGGCGGTCACGCATGGCCGACGACACGAGGTGGTCAGCGATGGCTTGATGATCAGCGCAGTAAGTGAAGCCGGGGACACGCTCACCAGCGCCGATGATGTCAGGGTTCATACACCGCACAACGTATCCGTTGTCGATCTTGAACGCCACCATCGCAGCCATGTTGTTCTGGAACATGTCGTGCAGCTTGTTGGTACGCTGCACGTCCATTTGATTCAGTCCGTCGTGTGCTATCTTGGCGATCCATTTTTTAATAAAGTTCATATCAGTCCTCTGCCTTGGCACCGGGTTTGCGAATGTTCACCTCCAGCTTGGTGCCGTATGTAATGCCGGGGGGAACTGCTTTGTTTGCTTCGATGTATCCACGCACAGCGATCTTGCTCACACGCTTCTCCAGCATGTCGTAGGCATCGTTGTCGCGGATGAAGTCCAGCACTGCATCCCAGTCGCCCACGTTTGCATAGTCCGTGGTGGTCAGGAAAGCGGTGCCGTAGTCCGACTTGAAACTGGTCAAGCCCTGCGCATCCATCTGCGTCTTGAGGAACGCTTCGAGCTTCTCCAGCTTGGCTTTGATCGTGGACACTTCGTCCTTGACCCGAGCCTCGACGGCAGCTTTCTGATCGCGCAGCTTCATGTAGGTGCGGATCACATCACCTACGTTGGGCACGTTTATACGGAGTCGTGCATCCGATGCTACTTCGTTGTCGCTCATGTCATCACCTTTGTGTTTGTTGTTGGATCAAGTCCAGCAGTAAGCCTTGCAGCTTCTGCTTGTTTCTCAGTCGCTCGTACATCTTGTGCTCAAGATCAGTGGCCGCGATATGGATCACGTTGGACACGTTGCGCTTGCCGATACGCTCGATGCGACCGTTTGCCTGCACGTATATCTCGTTGCTGTTGATCGGCCCGTACCAGATGATGGTCGATGCAGAGGTCAGTGTCAGACCATGCGCCATCGTGCCGGGGTGGGCAATCAGTACCCGAGGGTCGCTCTGCTTTTGGAAGTCGTCAAATATCTTGTTGCGCTTCCCAGCGGAAACCTCACCGTTGACCACGCCCACCGTCCAGTGCTTACTCAGTTCTTTCTCCAGCATGTGCAGAGTTCCTGTCAGTGGCACGAACAGGATCACCTTCTCGCCAGCTTCTTCAATCACCTCCTTCACTAAGTTGATACGTGGTGAGCAGTCGATCTCAATGTTCTGACCGTCATCGCCATACGCCACGCCGCAAGCGATCTGCACAAGTTTCTGAATCTTCACTGCCTCGTTGACTGCCGTGATGGTGCCGCCCGTCACGCGCTCCGCTGCCATCTCAGTCACGAAGTGGCGCAGCATCTGGGTGTAGTGCTTCTTCTGGTCAGTAGTCAGTTCCACCTGCCGGGTCTGGATGATTGTGTCGGGCAAGTCAAAGCACTCGTCCCGTGTGTAACGCACAGCAGGTTGCAGGATGTGCTTCACGATGTCCACTGACTCAGGGCGCGGCACGAACTTCCACTGGCCGATCTTCATCATCACCTGCTCACGGAACGCCGTGAACGTCTTGGTGCAGTAGGGTGAACCCACCAGCTTGGCAAGTGCCCACGCATCAGTCGGGTCGTTGGGCGTCGGTGTCCCGGTCATCATCCACAAACGTGCTTGTGGGTTGTTGTCCATCCAGCGGCGGAAGATTTTGAACCGCTGTGTCGATGGGTTGCGCAGCACTGCCGCCTCGTCCACGATCACCAGATCGAACATGCCGTGGCACTCCTCCTTGATGATGGCAAAGCCCTCGTGGTTGACGATGTAGAAGTCAGCCTCGGTCTTCAGCAGCTTCATGCGTTTCTCAGCGGTGCCATGCAGCACCACGAACTTTCTATGAACCAATCCGGTAAAGATTCCGTCGCCCCACACACGCTCCAACGTACTGAGCGGTGACATGATCAGCACCTTCGTGACCTTCTTGGTCTTGATCAGGTAGTCCGCTGCCCACAATGCGCTCTGGGTTTTGCCAGTGCCGATTTCGTTGAGCACCAAGCAGCGGTGGTTGAGCGTCAGGAACGCAGCAGTCTCACGTTGGTGGTCAAACGGGGTGTACTGCCCCGGCCAGTTGTAGTAGTGCAGGATGGGGCTGGGTGCCTTGATCCCGAGGTTGCGCAGAACCTTGACCTCATCCAGACGATGCGGCGTGATCACGATCTGGGTGCCACGCACATCCATAGCCTTGGCCGTGGCGATTGCGTCCAGCACCCGGTTCGGGTTGTTCAACTTGAGGGCCAGAGCCTTGGCCTTCTCGACTACAAGCATGTCATCACCTGTCTTTTCTGTTCTGTATTACTGCGTCCAACACTTCAAGAGTCACGTCGTTCGATACCACCAACCACGTGCCCCCTGCTTCTTCTATCTGCCTACCGCAAATCTTCTGCAACTCAGTGGGCTTCCCCGTTGCAGATTTCACTTCGATCCCAACAAAATGCCCATCAACGATGGCAATGATGTCTGGTATGCCTGACTTACCGAACCCGTTGTTGGCGGGGAAGAAGTACCACACCTCATGCTTCTTCAGTACCTCAACGACCGTACGTTTAACCTTGCCTTCTGGTGTCAATGCACTCATTCTATACCCCTTTACACGAGTGTCAAGTTTTATTTTGTAAGGTTAAACCCTAGCATAGTCACAGTCGTGACGGCAGGGGCAGAACCGGCACAGCCCAGAGGGGCGGGCAGGCCAGTTGGCATGGTCATAGGCGTCGTGGATGCGCTGGATGCGCTTCATAATCTCAGCCCAGATCGCGTTCATATTCACACGGGTGTACTGCTCGGTGTCCATCTCCATTGTCTTGAGCCACACGAGTGAAGTCTTCACCCGCTGCACATCCGGGAAGTGCTTGAACACCTGCGCTGCAAACATCTGCATCTGGAACTGGTCAGCGTTGCGCTTGCCTGTCTTCCAGTCCATGACCACAGCATCGTTGCCGATGATTACGAGTACGTCAAGTTTGCTGCGCAGCCATGCGTCAGCATCCCACCAACCTGTTGGTGTAAGGTTCTCGGTGAGCACCAGTTCGTACTCGATGTGCAGGGTGCCCTGCCTTGCCAGCTTCTCCACCGAAGCACACAGGGGTTCGTACTGCGCCACCTCTGAGTTCAATCCCGACCCTTTTAGTCGGTTTTCAAGGAACGCATGAATACGTTCTCCGTGCTTGGACGCTTCGCCGCCCTCGTCAACGACTTCCTTCTTGATCCGTTGGCGGTAGTACCGCAACGGGCAATTCTCGAACAGCTTGATCGACGAGTATGAGTGGCTTAGGCGCATGGCAGTGTGCCCCACAGGGACTACCTGCGAGGGAGATGTAATGTTGGAACCACCAGTGTACACCACGGAGAACTCCTGTCAATCGGTCGTCATGCGGGTGATGCAGTCGTGCTTTGCCACCTCCAGCACAGCGATCAGCTTCATCATGTCGGCGATCCCCGTCGAGAATCGGTGGTAGTCCTTGCCGATCTTCACGAAGGCCAGCAGTTCGGTGGCATCTTCACTCGCCTCAACCTGTTGCACGATGTGCTTCAGCAGGTCGATGGTGTCTTTGTTGCGCGGTTCGCGCTTGATTTCAGCGATGGTCATCACGTATCTCCATAGTTCGCGGCCATGCCAGATTCGCAGGCCACAGGTAAATCGGGTGCCCACTTGGGGGCGGTGGACATCAGGGCTTCGAGCTTGGCTTGGTCGGCCAGCGCGTTGTCCTCGGGCACAGCGACGATGATCTCGTCGTGGACTTGGAAGGCCACCTTGAAGTGCAGTCCGGCAGCAGCCATCTGCTCACGGATCACCAATGCAGCAAGAGCTTGCACGATGTTCTCCGTCACCTTGCCACCATAGATGCGTGTCCATGCGATGTCGTCAGGGGGTGAGCCAGTGAGCACACGATCCTTGAGCGCCTTCTGGTAGGTGCGGGCATCCGAGATGTACATGAACCCGTTGGCCGTCTCACGCAGCGCCGGGTACTGCACCCGGAACCCGTTGGGCAGGATGATGCCGCCCTTGTCGTAGCGCACCTTGGGGTGCAACTCGTTGCCGCCACCGTACAACATGTCCTTGAGTGCTGCACCACACTTCTGCCAGAACTGCACGATCTTCCAGTTCTTCTGTCGGTACAGCCGAACGATCCGCTCTGCCTCATTGATGTCGATCACCACGTTGATGCCGCCTTGGCCGATCTCCAGTGTGCGTCGGAACTTCTCAGCGCCCATGCCGTAGCCCAGCCCAAGCACACAGGTCTTGCCGACGAACCGTTCGATCTTGTCAGCCTTGGTGATGGCACGACCGTAGACCTCAGTGGCGAACTCGGAGTACACATCCCGCTTGTCACGGAACGCCACCAGCAAATCCTCTTGCCCAGCCAGCCATGCCACAGTACGTGCCTCGATCTGCGATGAGTCACATGAGATCAGCATCTGCCCCGGTGGTGCCTTCAGCGCCCTGCGGATGGTCGTGTTGCCACGACTTGGCAGGTTCTGTAGGTTGAGCTTGTCACCGCCACTGAAGCGCCCGGTGTGGGCACCGTAGTAGTTCAGCATGATGGGCAGCTTGCCCCGTCCGGCCACACCGATCAGGTTCTCGGTGCGGGTTTCTTCGAGGGTGGACTTGACCCCGAGGCGGGCGGACACCGCTGCCTGCACACGTTCGTCAACATGTTCCAGCATGTCGGTCATGCCCTTGTCCGTCTTGGCGAAGGCCCATGACTCCTTGCCCGTCTTCAGACTGGTCTTGGTGGGCGGCTCCACACCCAGCCGCTTGAGGTACTCAGCGAACTTGTCGTTGGACATGAGCATGTCCTGCACCGCCTGCGCCCCGCCCATGCCTTGGCCGAGGTCTTGGATCAAGGTGCGCTTGCGGGTGCGCACTTCCTCAAGATGCTTCTCCAGCAGTGGCACGTCGAGTTCAATCACTGGGTCGGTGTACATCCTCAGCGTCTGATCAATCACCAACAACTCGCTGGATGGGAAACCCACCTTGAGCTTGTCGAACAGTTGCTTGGTCATGTTCACATCGTTCTTGCAGTACTCGCCGTACTGAGCGAGGTCAGCCTCAGTGAAGTCAGCCTTGCGCTTGCCTAGTGCAGCCACCACCTCGTCGCCCTTCTTGCCCAGCCTGTAGTACGCCGCCAGCTTGGCGAGTGAGCCACCCACCGTGACGTTGTGCAAGGGCCGCGCCATGCCCAGAGTGTCCAGCCACAGCCTTGGGCTGATACCGAAGTGCCACGACAGGATGGCCCCATCGAACGCTGTGTTGTGGCACAGGATGGCCCGCTTGCTGTAGTCCAGTGACTTGAGGAACTTGCCGGGGTTGTCCCCGCTGTACCAGTCAGTGGGGTAGTCGTTGACCTTGACGCCCACTCCGATGATCTCGAACAGGGAACTGCGAACGTATTGCTCGGTGGTCATCTTCGACAGGGAGAAGTCCTTGTCGTAGTAGGTTTCAAAGTCGATGGTTACGATGTCCATCATGTCAGTATCCTTTTCTTTGCTTTGATAGCGATCCAGATTGCTTTGGCTCGCTCGTCTTCCTGCACGAATCGCTCAACAAATTCCAGCATGGCATCCATCTTGGCGAACTTATCCTCGGTCAGCGTGATGCTGCCCATCTGGATGGATGCGTTGGCGTTCAGCGTCATGGTGTTGCTGGTAATGGTGATGGCCTGAGCATTGGGGTCTGCGGGGCCAGTGATGTGCAACCCAGTCAGCACAGCGGGAGGATTACTCTTGCTCATTGAGCACCTCAAGAAGTTTCTGGATGTAGTGCTGGCCCTTCGACACCTCCAGTGGTGACTCGTCCTTGCTACCCATGCGCATCAGATACTTCAGCGCACCGCCTCGGTAGTAGCCAATGCGTTGGTCACGGGGCCATGTGTCCACCACATCCCACGGCTGCACCCCCATCTCTTTGTAGTGATCGCCCCCCACCTGCCTGTCCTTGGCACGGTGGGCATCGACCCAGCCCTTCTCCACAACAACTTGTGGCTCGTCGATCTGTGGGCCGAGTATCTCTGTAGCGTTGCGCTCTTGGTACTCGTGCATCGCTTGCTTGCGCAGTGTGTACACAGCAGGCAGTGCCATGCTGAACTTCTCAGACACGACACGGGGCGTTGCCAGTGGGTGCTTGAGAAACCAGTTGATGACTTGCTGCTTCTTGGTGGTCTTGATCTTGCTCATTTCTATCTCCAAAAGGTTATGTAAAAAATGTTGAACACGAGTAAGACAAGCGATGCCACAGCCACGAGGACTATCACAGCGTTGCGTACTCGTGCTCTCAGGTTCATGGGTTCTTTTTCTTTGGTTCGATTACACGTGCAACTTGCTCTAGTGTGATAAAGCGATGCTCGTTGGCGCACTCATACCTGCGGTACGTTATGTTGTGCGGGCGGCTACGGGTTTCCTTAACCATCACCCATGTGCTACACACTGGGCACTTCATAGGAACACCCCGAACTTAGTACGCAGTGCCTTGCTATGTTCGCGGCATATCTCGTTCACGGCTTCGACTGTACCCTCTACTGTAGGTTGCTTGCGTGGATTGAGAAACGTGACCTCAGCAGTCTTCACAAATCCTTCGAGTAGTTCCGGTGGGAACTGGTTGTCTTTGATACAAGTGTACAGCAACGTAACCCATCTGTCGTGCTGCCATTGCGGTGCATCCCATCGTTT